GGATGCACGTCGCTGACGGTATATGCGCCGACGATAACCTTGCCGTCATCGCCGTACGCCTGATACCCTGCCTTGATTTCCGCCGCCGTCGCAGGCTTGGTAAGCGGCGCGAGTTCCGTTCCGCCGCTACCGATAATAATCGTAGGATTTTTGATGATGCTCATTTTCTTATCCCCCGATTAAGATTTTTAGCGAAATGTCGTTTTCGGGTTTTGCAATCGCGTAAAACACGATGGTGGTGCTGTCTGCGCTTGCGATTTGAATGCCGTAAGTGGCAAATAGTGTGGGATTGTCGTTTAAGAGTTCGACAATGGTGTCATTGCTTATGCTGACGCTGACTGTCACACTTGCAGTCCACTTAAATTTTGCATTGCCATTCAATGATGCCCATTGTGTCGGGCTTATTGTGACGGTGGCAAGCGTTCGTGACAGTTCCGCCAATGCTTTGTCTATTTTTTCCAAAGCACACATTTCGTCGCTTCCGCCCTCGCTTTTAGGCAAACCGAGTTTTTTCCACCACGCAAGCGCGTTTCCCTTTACGCTCAAATCGCTTTCCGAAATTAAGGGAAAACCATACTTGCTTGTTTGTAACATTATGCCACCTCGTCAATGACAATTTTGATTGAGCCTGCGGGGAAATAAACGACATCTCCGACTGCGGGCGAAAGCGGTTTTGCGGTCATATCCGTAAGAGAAGTCACAAGAAGTCCGCTTGCAAGACAGTTACCGCCGCTTTGGCTATCGAACAACGCCCAATGGGTTACAGTTCCCCACGCATTATTCTTGACACTTTCAAAAAGCACTTCGTCTTTATTGACGAGCGCGTCACCCGATATTTGGAATTTTTGTGTTGCCGACTGACCTGCGACGCCCATAAGGATACGCTTGTATCCGTTTGCCGTGCTTGGCTCGGTTATTGTTCTCGAATCTCCGCTGTCCACGGGGGCGGACGTTGACAAGGCAAGATACACAGAACCGCCATACTCTTGGCTTGAAAGTGCGCCTACCAATCTATACAATTTTTTGATTGCATATTTTGTCAAACTTCCTACTGCTACTAATGTTTCTGACATTGGTTTTCTCCTTGTATGTATTATTGTTTTTCAACGAGCGATGCACGCTCGAATGTTTTATTTTCAAAATAGTCAAACGATATGTTTTGATAGTCGTTAAAACTTGCTTCGACCAACAATCCTGCCGTACCGTTGGTTTGGTTTTTTTCGCATGCGCTTGCATAAGAATTTTCAAGACTGCTACGAAACGCTGCCGAAATGGCGTGTGAGCGCATTTTAGCGGTTATAGAAGCGAAATAAGGCGTTTTTATTATGCCAACCGCAAACGCTCTCGTTTGCCCTTTTGCAACTCCGTAATTTTGTTCGAGTGACAAGATCTTAATAAGAGCAAAAGCGTTTGTTTTTTGCGACAACGGCATAAAGGCGGTTTTGCCTGTCACATCTACGGGAAATGCGATTGCATTTGTTGTATGAGCCACTTTCATTCGCGCGGTTTTTCCACCGACATTTCGTGGGGCTGATATGACTTTTGACCTACTGTTGTTGAATGCAACCGCTTTCTTTCCTGCTGTTATCGACGGCTCGCCATATCCTATCGAGCGTGAGTGCGCTTTTGAGAATGACAACACACCAATGCCCTTTTTAAGAACGAGAAAAGCGTTTGACCGCAGTTGTGAAACACAACAACCGTCATAGCCTGTGCCGAATATTCCGAAAGCACTTACTGTTTGTTTTCTGCGAGCCACACCCGTTCCTTGATTCCCCGCGCCTTTTTTTGAATACCCATAGACACGTTGACTGTTTTCGCTTATTCCAACAGCGCGACGACCTGTTCCGAAAGAGCCGCGCGCTTTGGCAATAGATTGAAGAGAAACTTTTGTATATGCTTTTATTGCCTTTATTTGAAGTGCTATCAGCACTTTTCGACGCATAACATAGTAACTCATTTATCCACCTATCAATACGCAGGTTATGATTTCCTGTCTTGCGTCAAACATTAGGTCGAGTCGTTCGTTGGGGGCTAATGTGACCTTTGTGTTATTCTCAAACTTGATTGAATAACGATATATTTCAAGAGTTCGGCTGTTTTGGTTATCAATACTAATTTCAAGACCGCTATCGCCGCTTTTGAACTGCAGGTCGCTCCAATCGCCAAACTCGAAATCTGCGGGTATGGTAATCTTTGCCGATTGTATGTTGCCTGCGTAATAGTCTTTTATTTCGCCGCATGTTAGCGTGTGGTCTATGTTTGTACTTGCCCCATCTTTTGAAAATGTCCCCGCCGAAAACGCCGCCGCGCTCAAAAGCGCGTTGAAAGAGTCCAGTGTAACTTGGTCAGATACTCCGTATTCGTTTCCGCCATTGATTTTGCTTATATCCAAAGGCTTTGCTTGAATCTTTCCCATTATTTGCTCTCCTGTAGTTCAAGATCTATATAAGGACATCCCTGCTTGCGGAATGTTCTTCCCGTTATGCGCCAATATCTCGGCAGTCCATTTGCGTATGTCGATAATGAGGTCCCGTTATTGTCTGCGTCTATTCTTACGACATCGCCAACCTGCAATACTTCGCCTTTGTTTTCCCAATCTTTTGCAATATCACCAAACTCGTTAGAATAGTCGCAACATCCAACGGTCAGTTTGGCGGTTCGTATGCCTTTTTGGTAGTCGCTCAATAAGGTTTTTGATAAATATTGAGCAAGCGTTGAGTTTGTAAGCAGATAGTCACCTCGCGAATCGTAAATATAGGTGTCATCCCATGCTTCTTTTGTGACATACCACAAGTTGGATTCCGGGCGAAGTAGCCTTAACACGCCGACTTTTGTCGAAAATGGCAAAATGCCGTTTGTTTCGTATATCGGATAAGGGCTACCATTCCGATGATCGCGCACAAAGTCGCTTTCGCTTGTTCCGGATGTTATAACCAATCTGTCTTCTACTGACAACACGTGTGTTCCATCGTTACTGAAAGATATATCGGTGCGCACATTCGATGTTACGGGCAATGCGGTTTTTGCCTTGTATCTATATTTCCCCCCGCCAACCGGAATAGGCTCAATGTAAATATGATTCTGCGTTTTCGTCTTGTTGACGTCATTGCTTTCAATTTTTATTGTCGCCGTATTTCTTATAAATTGAGAGTTTGGATATTGAAAGGTATTGTCCGTCGTGTTCCTATCGCCTTTAACAATAATCTCGGTTGTGTCGCTTTTTAGCACGCTCAAGTTCGTTTTTATTTCAGCATTAGTGATATACCTTGTCAGACCGGGATTTGCTTCGTCGTAATGCCAATCCTGCCCTACATATATTGCGCAGCATACGATGGCGTTGCTTTCGTCTTTGGGGATAATCCCAATATGGGAGCGTGTTTGCAGACTCTTATCACCTTGCGTGCCATAACCTTTGTACCAATTTTCTTGTAAAAATAGATATACTTCGGATTCAAATACGGCTTTTGAATTTACAATGCCGTGATTTTGCACTGTTTCAACGCATTTCCCGTCCGAATACTTATATATTTCCCAACTGTCGCCTGTGGCTTTTATTGCCTGCAAATTCGATACCGAGCCGCCAAAATTGCGACATATCAATTTGTCGCTCGTCGAAATTTCTTTATAACAATACGCAAAACGATGATAGGATTTCCCCGCGGCTACCGCTGTTGAGTTGTTGAAATAATAGGGATCGTATTTCAAAATTTTTACGGCAACACCGTCGTTGTTTTGGCTTACATCTTCTATCCCCGTAAAATTACCATCGTCGTCATATTTTGCTTCATAAAACGACAGCGACATATCGGCTATTTCGTCAATGTCCACGTTGTCAGTTTGTTCCGAAACGCTCACGCTATCGTATTTGTTTTGGGTTATAACATTATCGGATAGCGAAGAATACTGACAGCGTTTAGGAATAACGATGATATTCATTTTGTCAGCGGATGTTAGGCGCGGACGGGTGGAAGCGAGAATAGTGCTATTATTATCGTCACAGTACATATTAAGTTGCGCCGCTGCGCAAATCTCGTCGATAATATCGCTATAATCTCCCGCATTTACAAAGGCATATTCGAGTGTTATGTTTTGCAGATAATCTTTAACCGAATGTTCTTTGTTGTCTCCGATAATTGCTATGCCATTGCACATATCATCAATGGAGATTGCTTTGTCGATTGCTGCAATGTTCGGGAACAGCGTAAAAGAGTCATTTTCAAAATGCACTTCTTCGTCTCCCACGATTTCGGTAAGGTCAACATTTATCTTCGCTGTTCCGTGCGGAATAAAAACGTTTACGGTATATTTATCGCCGTAAAATTCGCCGGGGGAAACTGCTCCGCCGCCGTTTTCTTCGCCATATCCTATAACGTAGCAAAAGCGTATATCTTGACTGACCGCTGCAGACAGTGTAACGGATAATGACTTTTGCTCGACTTCATATTCCAAAGACACGCCTATCTTACCGTCCATATCGATTTTTGATATGTCACAGATGACTATATCTTTAATGCTTGCAGTTGCAGTTGCGATAACCTTTATTTTTGTGGCTGTTACACCATCGTTGAGTGGGAACGGGAAGAATTGAACAAAGCCAACGACTTTTTCCCAATTTGTTCCGACACTTTTTGAAATGGTGGCCTCGTATTTTTCGCCAATCGACAGGGATACTTCTGCCTGCTCTCCGCTCGCTTTGGCGTAAAAAGAAACGTAGTATTGGTGTCCGCTCGTGTAAGGCATTACCGCAAGGCTTGTTTTTGCCGTTGTGCCTATTTGCAAAACGCTATTGTCTGTCGTTCCGAAAAGTCGTTCGCACTCATAAAGCACACTTCCTTGCTTATATCCATTTTTATCCGCCAACATTTCGCTTAACAAAAGCCAAAGATTCGTTTTGTATGGTTGAGAGTAGTTTTGCGGGTAGTCCAAAACATTATTTAGTTTTCTACCGCCAAACTTGCCTTTTATGTTCGTAAGTTTATTTTGCATATCGATTTTGAGTTGCCTTTTCCCAAAGTCATATTGCCCAATACCTATATGCGATTGGATGTTTTTTTCGCCGACAAGGATCTTGACGGGGATATTGTTTCCGTCGAAGATTTCTTCTTCAATATATTTAAGCAATTCGCCTTTATTGTCGAGTATGCTCAAACTGCCTGTGTTGGGCGTCTTTGAGTATGTCGGGGTTGAATTATCTGTCAGTTGTTGACAGGTTGAAGATATTTCTCCTATCCATTGTTCGTCGAAGCGTATAATTGCATTTCCGGCATCGATATATGTTATGCAAGCATTGTAATTCGGCACGCTCCAGTCTGTAAAAGTGACGGTATGAAGAACGCTTACGGTTTCAAACTCAATTAGCCAAACCGAACCATTATTTGTAATAACATTTTTTGTGTCGTTATCTATATATGCTTTTGTCGCCCATTGCTTTGCGGTTTCGTCGAAAAAGACTTTGACTCGCTTTACGCTTTCTCCTTGAAGTGTCATTGTTAGCGAATACTTGCCACTTGCATTGGTCGCGCCCCACATATATCCGCCGTAACCTTTTTCTTTTGCGAGTTTGCCGCCTTGAGTGTTTGGCGCGGAAAGAATGCCGTTCCTAAAAACAAGATAACCCGATTCAAAAGGTATCCCCTTGAATCCAGCATTTTTCTTTAAGGCTACGCCGTCTTTTTGGGAAACGTTGTTTTTTTTCTCGCTAAAAGCCGCGCTTACATCTGCGCTGTTTGCGCCTATCGTATTTGGTGTAATAGAAATGAAAGTTTTTGGCATATTACCCCCAAATGGCATAAAGCAGCATATTCCCAAAACAATTACTGTGTTGATTCGGATAATAGCGCGCTCCTTTGCCGCTTGCGCTTGTATTCCATTCCTTAAATGTTTTTCCCGTGGGCGGAATAAAAATGTTATTGCTGTCTTCAACGATGAACTGTCTTCCCCAATAGAACGGCGTGGCGTTTAAGAGAGAGAATACTTCCCAATATTTTTCGTTCGTAATAGGAATATCGTGGAATGCGGGATGTGTTGTCTCGCCTGTTTCAGAGTCTGTTTCGCTGTAAATGGCGCGGTAATACACACCGTCGTGTGCAACAAAATTCCCGTACTGATAAACATTTGCTTGCGCAAAAGTGCCTTTATTGTTTTCCGTGGACAAAGTTCCACCATTGACATCGTAAGAGATGGTAAATTCTCGATTGTTATTCAGAGTTCCGATAAAAGACACCTCGTAATCGAGAACGCCAAAAACCCATGTCTTTACATTGTAAAGTTTTGCCATCTCTTCAGGTTCGCAATACATCATGTGTTGCACCCAATCCCCCGTTTGCTTGTCCCAGTATTCAACAGGGAATTGGTTCGGCGAAACAGCACGCATTAAGCGTTGATAGTCTTCTATTGAAAGATACTTAAAATTTAATTTAACTCGTGGAACAAAAAACGTGTCGTGGTCCTCGATATTCGGCATCGAGCCGTCGTTTGCGCGTTCGGGTTCTTCAACATAAGTTTTTGTGTTTACTGTAAGAAAGCCTTGATAGGAAAACCCGGCGAACCATTCACCGTTTATTCTAACCTTACCAAGATTTTCAACTTCTATCCCGTTGCCGCGCATTCTCATTGTCCGCCTTGTAGAAAAAAAATAAAGGTGCGCAATACACATGGTATCTACGCACCTAAACCTTATGACGGCTTCGCCGTTCATTTTTTCTTAATCATAGCACACAATTTACAAATATGTCAATATTTATATCGCGTGAGATTTACAAAATTATCAGTTGATTCATTGCGGATGAACGTGGTAAAATATAATTAAGTATTATAGGAGAGGAGTTTATGGATAAGAAAAAATCTACTTTGTATAAAGTTTTAATTGCTATTGGCGCGTTGGTTGCTGTTGGCGGATTTGTAACACTTGTTACTAATCTTGATAGTAGCACCGTAGCGGCGATTGGTGTTGTTCTTATGCTTGTTGGTGCTTTCACTGCTTTTGGCGGCTTTCTTGGTATTTATTTGCCGAAATCGGAAGAGAAAAAGAAAGAAAAGGAAGAATATTTGCGCAATCGCGGAAAGATTGTTAGAACCACTATTATAGGTGAACACTCAAAAAAGGACACCGGTAGCGCAATTCGCAGGGGCGTTATTGGCGGTGCGCTTTTGGGCGTTGGTGGCGCGATTGGCGGGGCTACAAGCGGAAAGGAAACGCAGTATATTACTTTTCTTGTCGAATATGAAAGCGGCGAGCGTACGACTATGCAGACGACATATTGCTCACCGCTTTATAATGAACTTATCAAGTATATTGAAATGTAGTTATTTCATTTTGACATAACCTTGTCTTTCGAGTTCTCTCTTAAACCCCATAGAACTCGCAGTAACTTGACCAAGAGTGTCTTTGTCAACTTTTAGAACAAAGGTCATATTTCCTTTTGGATTCTGCTCGCTTGCAGCCATCATAGCGTTATAAACACCGCGCGAAATGCCATTGACGATGTGTTCATTGTTGGCAACAACGCTTGTTCCATCGCTAAACTTGCCCACCATTTCGCCTTTGTTCATTGTGAAAATACCGTCTTCGATTTCTCCACCTTTTTCATAACGTTTGAGTGCCATTGCTGTACCCGCGGCGAGTGTTATACCTGCGGCAAGCACGCCTGCGGTAATACCTGCCATTGCAGGGGCTGCTATGCCCGCAGCCGCGGCTGCTTTTGCGACCGCGAGGCCTGCGAACAATCCCACCAATGTCGCAAGGATCGGAATTGCTATTTTTGACGCTGTTGTCATTTTGTTGAATCCCGAAATATACATCGTCAAGCCTATTGCAAGTGCCGTGAGCGCGGCTACTATTCCCATACTTGTTTTTAAGAATTTAGCCATTGTTGCGCCACATGTAACAAGCCCGGATTTGAATGTGGCAAGCGAAAGCGCACCCGTTCTTATTCTTATTCCCAAAACAACAAAAGCCGTACCCAAAAGACCGAGCATAATGTATCCTGCTTTTTGACCGTCATTCAAGTCATCCCATTTTGTAATGAGCCTTGTAAGAGAAAACAGAATTAACGCGAGACCACCCGATGTGAGAAGATTGCCAAGCATTTGCTGTTTTACGGCAGCCTCACCAATCGCTTTTTTTAGTTCAAGGTATTTCAACACCATGTTGTTTATAGACGAAACAATTTTATATGAAACAACAAGGCTTATAAAAAGTTCCATCATCGCAACACAATCTGATATTGCGTATTTTATGCGTTTAATTCCCCTTGAACCCTCGTATGTTATTTCATACAATTTTTTCTGTGCATCATCAAGCCTTGCGTAGTCTTCTTCGCTTATTATCTCGCCTGTTTCGATATTCTTATATTGCTTGATAATTCCGAGCGCATTAAGCCATTCGTCTGCAAGTTTTTGGGCCTCGAATGCTGCGGATGTCGCCCCGAAAGTCATTTGAGAAATAAGGTTTTGGATAACGCTGTCGATTTCCCCTACAGAACTGCTTGAAACGCCCGATTTGAGCGATTCAAACTTATCAAAGGAAAGTAATCCAAGAAGTCCGTTCACGCTATCCTCTGCACTTTTAGCACTTTCGTCAACATTTTCAAACATTGACGAAAGGAAGTCTTTGTCGGTATATCCCATAGAATATGCCAACGCTTTCATTATTTCTCTTGTTACGATAAGCGTTGCATTGAGTTTGACGAGCAACCCCGTGTTTTCCATAACCATTAGGGCTGTTTGCCCCAACCATGTCAGAACTTCTTTCCCGGTTTCGCTCATTATGCGCAGTTGGTTTGCGGCATAATTGATAGTCTTGCCCATATCGCCAATCGCTCCGGTGTCGCTTTCCTGTGTGTAAACCGCATATATACGAAGCAAACGCTTTTCGATTTGGCTCAACCCCCTTGTAGTCTTGTCACCGCCTGCGGCTTTGTAAATATCGAATATGGTATTATCCGTTATGTCGTAACCGCTGATAGATCTTATTGGTCTAACTTGACCGCTTAAAACCGCTTGGAATTTTGTCATAGCATCTTCGATTGACACGTTGTAAAGCGATGAGAAGTCGAGAGCCATTTGCATTAGTTGCTCACTCAATTTATACGAAACGTTTTCAGACAAGCCACCTAATGCCGACAGCATATTTTTGAAGATTGCTTGGTAGTTCATAAGCGTTTGTTCGCTCAATCCGTACGCCTTTTGCATTACTCCGAGAAATTCTTTCGCTTGAGATAGATTGTTTCTCATAGCAACTTGCCAAAGGTTTTGCGTTTCGTTGTAGTCTATGGCGTATTGAACAATTTGGGCGGCATATTTACCATACGCTTTGAACATATTTAGTCCATAGGTGAGTTTTCCAAACAGAACGCCAAGAGAGATGCTCTTCATAAGTTTTGAAGAATCATCTTTTGAGCCGCCGTTTTTACCGGAACTTCCATTTGTTCCACTTCCGATTTTCCCAAGTTTGTTTGCAGAACTTACCGCTTTCAATGCGCCTTGAATGTTTTTAAGACGCGCAAGAACCGCATCGAGATTGTCGATAGCGGTTTGCGCTTCCGTTAAAAAATCAACTTCGAGATTCCCAACTTGGTATGCCATAGTGTTTCCTTTATTTTAGAACCATTGATTGACGCTGTACTGATACTTCATCGACAATTCTTCATCTCTTTCCTGTTTTGTGCGATTTGGTTGTTTTGCATTTATAAATGCAATGAAGTCCGGTGGATCTTCGGGATAATCGCGAAGTTTTGAGTTGTCTTCTGCCATAAAGTTGGAAAGCGCGATTGTGAGTGCGTCGAACACTCTTGCGCCTGTAAAGTATGTCTGCGTCGCTATCCTGTTGTAGTATGCTTTTTGATATTCTTCAAACCACCACATTTCCCCGTGCCAAAATTGATCGGGTGTCATACCGTATTCAAGGGCGCGAGGAAATAGGTCGTGTTTGTAGAGATAGTCTATATCTACTTTTGGTTGCGGGGGCGTTGCATCGCTTTGTTCTGCTTTTCCCGCATTGCCGCTAAAAAAGGGCTTTCTTCCTCGTCTTCTCCAAAGAGATATTGACCTATTGCCCATATCCACTCGCTTGCCTTTGCTACGCCTTGTTCTTCCACAAAATTGTTGTATGCTTGCTCTGCATCGGCGGGATTTGCGAATATGCCCTGTTCTTTAATTGATTCGATTATGCACTTTTCGTAAATGTCGAGAATGTCTTTTTGGATTTTATTGCTTTTTTCGGCAATTCCGTCGTTCTCAAAGATTTGATTTTGCTTTTCTTTGAAGAGTTCGTCGAGTTTGCGAAACTTTGCTTCTTTTTCCGCGTTTGTGCTGTCGTTGAAAAAGTCGTCTCTTGCAGCGGCTCTTTTTTCGCCGAGAAGTTCAATATCTTCTCTCAAACTTGCCGCATCGAGAAATGTTTTTTGGATTTCTCGCTCGTTCGTGTCCATTCTTTTGACATGCGAATTGTAAAAAAGGATGAGGGACCTTGTTTTTTTGATTTCGACGTCTTTTTCTACGATAATCTGCCCGACACTATTGTAAAGAGACAGGTGCAATATGGGTTTTGAATTTATATTCATAGTCTTTCTCCTCTATGGGTATGTTTTGTTTTAGTCTTCGCTTGTTGTATCGCTGACCGCGGGAACGGTAAGCGTGATTGTGCTACGCCAAGATTGATAATTTGTTTTTGCTGCTACAAGTTCAATCACGAGATATTCTGTGGTTGCACCTGTGCCTTTGTTTGCGTTTGTGATTGTCAACACGCCGTTTGCCCAAGACGCTGTGGCTTTTGCTGACACTTCTCTTGTTGCGCCGTCTATGACCTTACAAGTGACGCTTGCGCCGTCTGTCACCTTTACGGTTTTTGTTTTGGGCGTTTCGGTTGCGTCGAGTTTGATTGTGTCGGGGACGGTTGATATGAACTTGACTGTGGGGATAAGCATATTTCTGCAGTCGAGTATGTGGTCGTCGTCTGCTGCGCTCGGTATGATTGTCACCGTGCCTTTGAGAGTGTCGTTTGCCATATCGTCGCGCTTAAAGGTCAATGTAGCGGTAAATTTATCCGCAGACCAATCGGGCGAAATTGCAAGGAAGTCGAGTTCGCCCATTTCGGCAAGTTCTTCAAGGCGTGCAATCATATCTCTATGCCAAAGCACAGGGATGTCTTTTTTGTCAAGCGACATTTGTCCCTCTGTTTGTCCCTTAAATTCGCTTGTAATTACGCTGAACTCGAATGTTTCCACATCGCCGCGAACGCTCGGAATACTCTCACAGGGAAAAGCGAACATATAATGACTGTCGGTCGGCTTTTTGAAATAAAGCGCGCCACCGATGCCGCTGATTGCTCTCTTTTCGTCATATTTGTTTACAAAATTGTTCATTTTGGATTCTCCTTATAAAATGAAGTTTCTGCGATTTTCGTAAAACGAAGCCGTGTACATAAGTACGATTCCGTATATTTCTCCGTCGTCAAGCGTTGGTTCGGGGTTCATTGAAACTTGCCGAAGTCCAACGTTTTCGATAAGGAAAGAATCGACTTGCTGTGCAATTTGCCGGGCTATTTTTTGTTTTGAATTGCTACCAATCTGTTTTGCGTATATTCTTACACGGTAGCCTAAATTGGCAACTCGGTCGGGAATTTCGCCGAAAGTATGAAGTTTTGGTTGATTTCGCACTTCATCAAATATTACAAGCGGGTATTTGGGGCTTGTAGGGGGATAATGTGTTATCGCCGCTTTTCTAAAAGCGTTTTGGTTTTCGTCGATATATTTTTCAAGACCTGCATAAATGTCGTCGTAAACTTCTATATCCATTGTCCTTATCCTAAATACTTGTTGAATGTTTGATTGAAGATGATTTGTGGCGTACTGCTATTCATATAATCCATACACGCGTTGTAAACGAACAGTTCGCCACCTTGTCCGTGCGTATAGATTATTGCTGCGTCAGTCCCGCCTACAAATTTTCTCGTTTCCCTATTTTGTGGCAAAATATCAATTCCCGCCGATATGCGCCGTTTGAAAGTCCAACCTCCGTCTGCTGTTTTTTTGTCGCTTGGTACGTCGTACTCATACCCTGCACTTGCCGCTTCGGGGTGCGTTCCTTTCCCCTTTATACCGACACCAAACTCGATATAAACCGCTTTGTCTTCTGTGTTGACCAATGCGCCATTCTTTGCGTTGGTTTGTATTAAAAAGCCTTGTTCGATTTTTCCGATGATAATGGGATCTACCGCGCTTGTTTTCAAATAGGAAATAGCCTTGCTTTTTATCCATTCCAACGACGATAAAACAAATTCGGGGATAACCTTTTTTTCAAAGGTTCTCTTGTATGTTTTTATCTGTTTTATCGCCGATTTCACAGAGTCGGGAGAAAGGGAGATTGTGACTTTCATTGTTTTGTGATTATGAGTTTTATCATCACATTCTGTTCTCGAACAGATGTAATCTTTGCGTTTGCCGATGCGCCATATCCGAGTTCGTTTTCATATTGTTCGTCCGGCTCTGCGCCGTCGATATACATTAAATCGCCCTCTTTGAATAAGCCTGCAAACTCTTTCATGCTCGCCATCCCGTTCCAAACTCGACTAACTTTTTCGCCAAATTCCAACACGCTTGTATAGCCGCTTGCAGGTTGAATTGTGAGATGGTTAAATCGCAGTTCGTATTTTTGAGGCCTGCCATAGGTCGGAAACTCCGCATTGTCTCCGCTTGTTCTTTTGCAATGCCAAACATATAAGTGGTTTCTCATTTCGGAACGCCGCCTTTTGGTGTAATGCGGTTGCGGATTCCGTCGCTTACCCCTGTACTATCGTATCGAATGCTCATTCCGTTTTCACTATACGCCGTGACGCTTGAAAAACCGTCTCTTTCTGCGATTTCTACGGCAATCATAAACACCGTGTTGTATGCTCTCGGCTCGTTTTGCGGAATGTCCACAACTGCGGTTTCATAGGGAAAACGCAGGTCAAGATATATGTACTTTGCAGATTCAAACAATTCGTCAATCTCATCGTTGGACAAATAGTTGAATTTATTGTGTAATCTCTGTTTTGTGGTTTCCGTATTCATAGTCGTTTTACTTTTTGCAGTTTTGCCCTACTCTTACAGAAGAGTAGGGCTTTGCTTATGCTGTAACGCTCAAAATCGCAATTTGATCTGCTCTCTCGAATGAGGGCAAGCAAATTTGCGAAACTTTTGTGCGAACATTGACGGGGTCTGTTTGTTTTGTTGTTGTAATGGCAACGCCTGTATCGACGATTTCGACATTTGCAATGTCCGGTTGAGACATCAAATCGCTTTCTTCGGGAGTTGTGCCGAACATTGTTTCGCCGAGTGCATTTGCGGGCATAAGAACGACCTTTCCATCGGGGATGAACTTTGTGAACGAGCCGCTGTCGTTTGCGTAGCCCTTGTTGTACTCGTATATGTCGCATTTTGTTTCTTCGGAGATAAGCGCGATGACGTTCTTTTTTGTTGCAAGAGCGGTATATTTCAAAACGTTCTTGATTGCATCGCACTTCGTGAGATACTTCAATGTTGTGCCATTGAGCAAGATCTCGCTCGGTCGAACGCCTGTGTCGTTTTCGATTACATCAAGCGCATTGTTGATGTCGCCTATCGGATCTGCGCCCGTTGCACTCCAAAGGGTTGTGGGTGTAATCTTATGGGAGTCGGGAACGCCGTAATCGTATGTGTAAGCCTGTCCGTTACTTTCAAGCGCGACTTTTCCCGTTGTGAGAATTTGCATACGCATAGCCTCGCGGGTGAGTGCGGCTGAATCGACGAGCGCGACGTTATCTCTGAAGATTTGTTTCAAAATCGGACTGTAAAGTCTTTCGTTTTTTGTTTGGAGCAATTTGTTCAACTCTTGGCGAAGATTCTCGTCCACGATCATTTCGTTTTTGAAGAACGGCATTTCCGTCGAGAGTTTTTGGAATCCCTTTCTTGAAATCGGGACGACATCTGCGTCAAATGCGGAAAGTGAAAGTATTACAGGGCGTTTTGCTGCGCCTTTAATCCAATCGAGCGTCAAGCCGATTTGCTTATTGTTCGGAAACTTTGATTCGCCGAAAAACGGGATTCTGTCATTGGTTGACTGTTCCCAAAACTGTTTGAGATTGCTGCTTGTTACGAGGTCGTAAATGTTCATAGTTATTTTCTCCCTTGTACAAAGACAATGTGTGAAAGATAACTCTTGTGGTCGTTGATCAATGTGACGACGCTATCGTCAAGTTTGAGCAAGTCCACATAGCCGCCCACGAGAGCAGCAGAGTTTACATTGCCGTCCGTGACATCGATGTCATGGAGTGCGACGCAAGTTGCATCGCTTGCTGTGACCGCGCCTGCGTCACTTTTTGTTGCCGTGGCGACTTTGAAAGCGGTTTTTCTATCGCCCGAAATCGCACCCGCGAGCGGTGTTCCCGCTTTGATAATTTTTCTGCCGTTCGAGTTTGCCGACACGCCGGTGTTTGCAACGATGACAGAAAGGCTGAACGCGAGTTGGGGGGCAATCAAAATGCTGTTTTCAAAGCCAAAACTTGTTTTTGTGATTCCCATAAAGGTTCTCCTTTTTTTAGTTTGATTTGTACAAATCCTTAATGGATTCGGCTGTTTTGATTCCTTTGTCTTTGAACATTCTATCTATGATGGTCGCTGTTCCTTTTTTGCCGCCATCACCGCCGTTCGGAATTGTGCTGTCTTTCAACGCTTTTGCCAATGTTTCTTTTTCAGTTTCTTCTTTTGTTTTATCGACTCTGCTTTTGATGAGATTGGCAATGTTTGTGGCGAGTTCTTTTGTTTTTTCGCCGTCTTCGCAGATACAAGCGTCGATGAAAGACGAATATTCTTCTTCTGTCAAGCCGACACCTTTGAATACCGCTTCCGCCTGACTTTTGCTTAAATTGCGTTTTAAGGACGCTATTTCTTCAAGTTGGGCTTTGCTTGCTTCTTCTCTCTTTTGTTCTTCCGTCAAAGTTGATTCTTTGATTTTTTTTAATTCGCTTGCGGTTTTGGCGTACTCTTTTGAAATTGCATCGAACTTTGCTTGCGATACATAACCGCCCGCCGCAAGGTCAACAAGTTTCTTGTTTGCGAGTGCTGCGTTGATTTCTTCGATTGACATACCGTCCTTGAAGTCGTTTCCGAGAATGCTTTGAATGTCCATTTTTCTCCTTTTCGCGCTGTCGAATTTGTATGTGCGGCGACTACCCGCAAAATGCGCGCCTTGTGTTTATATCTCTGCAAGGTCGAGTTATTGTTTGTCCACCACGTCTTCTGTGGGGTTAGTTTTTTGTTTGTTGTTCTTTTCTGTGGCGTTATTTAATTTTTCGATTTCTTTGTTCCACGCCTTTCCATCTGCGTTGACGTCCATTGATAGTCCTGTTTTTTCCAATATCATTGCCGTCGGCATTCCGATTTGTCTCAAATTGACAGCCGCTTGTGCTTTTGAGAGAATATTGTCGTTCGGATTGATGGAATATTTTATATCGACTTGGCTCGAATGCAGATTGTTTAGCGGCGAATCGGGAATCAGTTTGCAGATGTTTATCAACAGTTTTAAGAGTTGATAATCGCAGTCTGAAAGACCAATAATATCGCCCTTGATTTTTGTATAGGCGTTATTCCAACCACCGCCGAGAAGTCGCGCCTGCCCGGTATCACCGCCACTTGTAACGGTACTGCTTGCGAGTGGAACGCCTGCGATGTCATAGGCTTTTATACAACGTTGCTCGTAAAAATCTTCAATATCGCCGAGTTTGAAAGGAATTTCGACTGTGTAAAACCGTCTTTGAGCCGTGCCGCCACCATCGTCTTTAGGCAAGCATATTGCGCCCGCCGCAATCATGTCGTTGAGTTGTGTTTCGTCCATTTCAATGCCGTCAAACACATAAATTTGATTCGCGGAATCTACGATTGCGTCTGCGCTGTTTGAAACGATAAGATTGATAACGTGGAAACAGTCTCTATTTATTTCAGTTATGCCTATTCTTGACGCATTGACCGAATGCTCAATCATCGGTAGCCAATGAAACGCCTGCGGCATCGCGTCCAAAACTTCATAATTGTTTTTGCAAAGTTTCCAATAGAAATCTCTTGTTCTTATCTCCAACACGTCGATTTCTTCGCAGGTTTGGCTATCTTCTTGCACGCGAAAATCTTTCGATTCTGTTACACAGAACAAAGGGAGTTTTGAACCCTTGCTTGAATAAACGACAAAGTTGTTTTCAGGACTTACCGTATCGAATGTGAACGGCGAATCGTTGTTTTTGTCGTAATCGTCTGCAATGTGTCCGTTTTTATCGATAATGTCCGTGTTGAGAATTGCAAATGTTACGCCTATTCCTGTGGAATAAATCCATTCCTTGCATTCCATATCTTTGGCATAAAAACTGCAATCGGATAAAAAGCGTTCAAATGCGGCAATATCTTCGGAAGAGTCGTCTCCCTTTTTGGCAAATTTTCGTTTTTCCCCGCATAAAAAGTGCTTTTTGAAGTCCACTTGTGCCATACAATGGTTTTCAACATCTTTGTTGTTGTTCTCATTGTCGTTTTTGCTGTCCGGCTTGTGGTAAAGTCTCTCTTTGTTTTTAATGTCTTGGTCGCCAAGATAAAAGTCGTGCAAATACTTGATTTTTGCCTTGTTGAGATTATGCTCGGCAATTACGCTGCTATTTAAGAAATAAACGATAATAGAAAGACCGCCGTCTTCTTTTGATTCGAGTTCGGCGCGAGTGATGGGAACAGTGATTTTTTTTATGCCTTTGTAGGTAAACTCTGTCAACTTCATATTATCTTATAAAAAAACGCAGATACCTATTGGTATCTGCGCACCTTTGTTTCTTCTCACGCTTTGCGTGTAGTTTTAGTCGTTGTTTTGTTCGGGCAAAAGCACTCTTTTGGGGACTACCCGATACTTGATTTTTCTCTTGCAGTTAAAGCAAGTACAACGTTGATTTGCTTTGTGCATATCAAAATCTACTTTCAAATCTTCGTCAACATCAAGATTGAGTTGCTTGCCACAAACGGGGCAAAATATATGTTCCATTTTTTGTCTCCTGTGTATTTATATTAGCAAACGCATTTACATATTGTCAATATTTTTTGCGTTATTTGTTTACAAAAGCGAAAATTAGCCTGTTTTTCTTCGCAAAATGACCACCTTGTCTTTTCTTTGCCCTGTGTTAAACAAGAACTTTTTACTGTACATTGCATGCGTGTCTATTCCGTCGTCCTCTCTGCCGTTATACGCGTAGCACGCAAGATCGCGCATTGATTGTCCGACATCGCTGCTTTCGGCAAACACCTTGCGTTCGGGGAATCGGATTCTCTTTAAGATGGTGCTTTGTTGCCCGTAAATTCTGTCTTCTTTGTTTTCGTAAGAATAAATAGGCTCTATCACACACGCTGTATAACCGCGTTTTTTTAATCGGGCGTCAAGTTGTGATGCAATCGTAGAATTTGTGTTTGTTTCGACTACAAGTCTAACCACATTGTGCTGAATAATCTTGTCGCACGCGTGATCCAACAATTCTCTTCCGTCGCTCATAATTGCATCAAGCGGTTTCTTTTGATAAAGCGCGTCGATAAAATAGTCCACTTCTCCGCAAGGACTATAAATATTGAGCGAAAGCCTGTTTTTCCCGGTTCTCGGCAAGTCCATTGCGGCGCGGCAATAGTCGCTTCTAATTCCACCATCGCTTTGCTTTTTTGGCAATTCTGTATAGGTTAGAAGATTATCCCAATAAAACGGTGTGCCGTCGGGCGGTAGTGGCGATTGCTGCTCCATAGCCATAAAAGTGCGGAAATCTCTGTCGCGTTCAGCCCTTGCGTCTTCTGTGCTATATCTTTGCGGGTATGTGCTTTCGTCTGTGTCCCAATCAAGTTTTGGAACAGAAATAAATACCGCCATCGTCTTTGGGTTTGCTTTTGTCCATTTGAATTTTGAATCTATTGCGCTGTCTGCACCGTATCTTTCTCTAATTTGAGAAAGGAAATCATATTGTGCATAGGTTGTTCCTGAAAACGATTCAAAACTGTCGTTTTCGTCGTATGTACGCTTTTTCCACATCCTATCATAGCGGTCGATGTCTTTTTTGTGGGGATCTATCTTGTCTATGTCGTCAGAGTTTGTTATATCGTCATAGTATCTATCCTTGTAACGACCGCCATCAACACGTGTGCCTTTGGAACAGACAAACACGCTTTTCCTACACTTTGCCCCTTTTATCAGCAATTCCCCTTGTTGAATCTTGCATATTGTGAACATCTTGTCGGCATCGCAATCAAATTGGCGATAATAAGGAAAAACTTTCGCATAACGTTTCGATAGCATTATGTTTGTAATACCAATCATAATATCCGAAACAAGTGACGGGTTGCCGACAACCTTTAATGAATCTCTGTCAATATCCACGCCGTGCGACCACGCAATATGGATGGTGTCAGTGTAAGATTTTCCATAACCCGTGGGAAGTTGTTTTACGAGTTTTCTGACATCGTGGTCGAGAATTGCACGGCACGCATAGTAGAAATACCCCTCAAAGCACGGCATTGTGTGTTCCCAAATCTTATCTTCTTCCGTTTTGTCAAACTCCATATAAAGAGCAAAATGCTTAAAGGAACGAAAAGCCGCCAATGCGTAAAAATCGTCATATAGCGCGAGATATTTTTCAAAAAACGGGGATTTGCGCCCTTTTGCACCGCTGTATCGCTGTATTTTTACATACAGTGGGCGTAACACGTCTAAAATCACGCTTTTTATATGCGCTCTGATTTGTTTTTCGGCAACATCAGTCTTTTGCGGGACAAGCACGCTGTGTATTTCTTTTTGATAAGCGGTAAGAAGAACTTGATATAAGGAACAGACGATTTCGTCGTTGTTCCAAGATTCTTTTTTCTCTTGAAGTTTTGAGATTTTTTTCTGACATTGCTTAATAATGTCTAAATATGTGGTTTCTTCACTCATTTTTAATCTCTATACAGCACATCATCCCGTTCGACGAGATAATTTTTTATACATTCCGCACATCCCGCACGGTCTTGCTTGCACCTTGAGGCCCGTGGGCAATAATGTTTTGCAAGGATATGGCAGGCACGATTGAGCGCGACAGATAGTTTTGCTTCTTTTGCCGTGATTTCTTTGCTTTCTTTACAGGTTTTTCCGTTTGCCTTTATAACCATTCTGTATGCCCTATGTGTTGCAATGCCTGTGCGCGATTCGCCGTTTGGTTGCCGTTCAACAAAAGCGCGAGCATTTCTATTGAATCCGCATGCTCTTCTTTTGGGACACTCATTCCATCGCGCCAAGCGCGTACTGTGTTGGTGCTGACCTTGCAAAACCTTGCAATGTCTTTAACGAGTAATTTTTGTTCGGTTATTTTTTTTAATTTTGTTGCTATGTCCATATTTTCGTAATAAAAAAAGGGAGTTTTGTCGAGACTCCCAAACTCGTTCAAAAGAGGTATTTTTTATGGCTTCCGATACCTTTTGGACACAAGGGCGCGAGCCGATCGCGCATCTGCACTTATACGTTGTACACCGTTGAACGCCGTGTTTCGCTTACACTACCTTGTGATATTTTCCCCGGCGAGGTCTCGGCGCGCTTGCTTGATAAGATAGACGAGATATACATGTCGAGACTTGATCTAAAATCAAATTTTGAAATGTAAAAATCAAGTTTTGAAGTGCGCGCTATTCGGCGGGGTGTTGCCGAGATGGCAAGGAATCGAACCCTGCATTTGGTCGGTGGTCTGTCCTTTTATGACAGCCTTCGTCCGTCCGTTTTTGCCATAAAATACATCTCGATGTGCGCCGTTTTTATACTTGTCGGCAGCAAGTTCAGAAAGGAACTCTCCGAAAAGAAAGGATTTCAACAGGGTTGGATTTGAACCAACATCTTTGCCAAACGGTGTCTTTTCTGTACCGAGTAACATTACTTTTCCGATTAAGTTACCTGCTGATGGCAAGGCGGTTTTTTGAATCCACACGAGACTATTTTAGGGAGGATATTCTATGTCTCGTACCGCCTTGTGGACGAATAATTGGGGAGACGGTTGTATGACGGCGCACCTGCAACAACTTCCTTTGCCTTTTCTCCATACACCGGGCTATTGAAGATGCGTCGTCGATAAGGAGTGAAGCCCTTTGCACCCGGACACACCGCGGAGATTCATCGTGGCGTCAACATTTCTGTTGAAGATTCTGTTCCGTGCTTTCTTTGGAGCTAATAGTCCGACTCGAACGGACAAACCGACTGATTACAAATCAGTTGCGCTACCGATTGCGCCATATTAGCATTTTTGGTCGTATTAGAATTGCAGTTCCAATACGACCGTGGACACAAAATTGCATCCAGTTATGGTTTTTATATTAATATTTTGAAGGGGGATAGCGTGTCACCCCTTCACACACGATTCTGCGGAGCACCCGTAGCCCCTCGCGCTTCGTTCCGTTATCGAAGTTATTCGCCGAAACGGACAATGTGCGATGATGTTATTTTACAGAGCGCAAACATCAATACGCTCCGCGCTGTTTTTTGACGGCTTGGAAACAGTGAAAAACCCGCTGGTGGAGTTGGAGAGAATTGAACTCTCTTCTTGTGCCTTGCGCTTTGGCTTTAAGCACAATCAAAACCATTCAACCCTATGATTAGTTCTTTAATAGGTGGTGAACTCGTTCTTTGGGATGTCGTTGATGACGCGCGGTGCGCCGTTTGCAATCCCTTACGCCTTTGCCGTGTTCCGCGTTACACGACTTCCTTGCTCTTGCAAATAGGTATTGTAATATCCACCCCGAAATACTCACGCGACTTCGGAAACGCAGCCGTCCTTTTTTGCGACTGACTCGGTGCGCAATCTGACGCGCATTTCCCACTTAACTGGCGGGCGTTCTTTTTTGAACTAACCGACTTCTCTCTTGTTGTTGTTCTCATTATTGCATTTAATTTAGTTTTTGTCAATATTATTTTACAAAATAATTTACACAAATTCAAAAATATGATGGTTTACTTGCCCGTCATTTGCCGTTACTTGCCGTCGCCCTGCCTTGCCGTCGCCTTTCTATCTTCTCTATTGCCGTCATTTCCCTACTTTGCGCAGTTGTAAAAAATCGCTGTATATAAGAAAAATTTTTTTGTATAGGATGAGGGAGTAACCCCGCCGCGCTCTCGCTTTTTGTTTTGTAGGGGTGGGGGCATACATTAAAACGACGGCAGAAAGCGCACAAAACGCCCACTAAACAGACAAAAAGAACGCCGCCGCAGTCTATCAAACGACCGTTTGCAAGATTGACAGCCCACAGACGACCGACACAGCCCCACAGGCAACCGCGCAGAACTCAAACACGCGCACGCGCAAAGGGTTATAAGCTGCAGTAACCTTTTACACATATAACGCCGCTATTAAATACAATTACAACAGATATTAAAATAACGGCTTAATATTAAATATTTATAGTAATTAAATATACGCGCACAGACGAACCACAAGACGACCGCGGGCGAGCAAGCAAAGACAAACGCCGAGCGGGGCAACCGTGCGCAGATTCTCGACGCGTAGCAGATCGCGGCGGGCTTTTCTCTCTTTCTTTGTTACATCTCTATATTTATATATATTTCGCTTTCTTCTTTTACATAAGCAATTTTTATAACTTCAATTATTAAATAAAGTATATTAAATAAGCAAATCAGAGCGGCAGACGGTCGGACGCGCTGCGGGCTTCGTGCCTTTTCCGCGCCTGTTGTCTTGGTGCTTTTGTCTTTTGGGGTGAATGATTTATAAACTTTTTATTATTTTTATTATTTTATCGTTGACAATATAAATATATAGATATATAATAATATCAGAAATTGAACATTGACAACACCAAAAGCGCGCAGGCGTTCCCCGGTCTCCTGCTTCCGCTCTTATTGTCCGGGCGTGCGAGTTGTTACGCATGTAAAGAATTATAACAACATAGGCGACGCCCATTTTTTAGCGTTGGTTTTTGATTTATCCAAAAAATTAAACAAGTAAAAAAATAAAAGGGCTTGCGGCTCTATTTCCTACCAAGAACAACCGCGAAGCCCTAACAGCCACGCCAACGCGCACACCGTGCGACGATTGGCAAGGGGTATATTTAATATAGCCCCTATATTTTGAAAAGTCAATAATAAATAGGAGTTTAACAACATGAAAACAATCGAAGAGGTCAAACACGATAGAGAAATAAACACATGCAAAATAACAAGATTAAAGCAAAAAGAGTCTGCAGCCCTTGACGCTTGGAACGCTGCCCCGCTTTCCGAAAAAATGCACGCACCGCGAGACGAACGCGGCATTCGAGAATATGAAAGAATACAACAAGAACGCATGACGGCGGAAAAAATCGGGCTTATCCTTTGCAACAATTACCGCGCCGCCCTTGTGGGTTCTGTCTTGCCTGTGCTGCTCGAAATTTTGGAAAAATACAGCGGGAAGAAATGCGGCGAAAAAACACGCGATAAAATATGCGACGAAGTGCAAGCGCGTTGCGGTTGCCGTGTTTGGTTTGTTCGTAATCTCTATTCGCAAAAGGTGGAACATTTGCAAATATATGAAATAGTTAACAATTACCGCGCGGGGGCTTCCGTCGATGTTTACACCGTCAACCGCCTTGCGATAATCAACGAGGACAACACCATAAACGGAAATTTGCGCCGGGATGACCTGCGCACCGATGTGCGCGAATATGTGGACGATCCCGCCGCCCGCATTCAGGCAATCGCCGAAGCAGATAAACAACTTGACGAATTAAAAAAAGCATATAACAAAGCCGCAGAGGCTCGCAACGCGTTGATTGTAAACGGCATTGAATCCGTAAATTATATCTATTAAAGAGAGGGCGAACACATGGAAAAAGAATATTTCAAAGCATCGGAAGATTTACAACTTTTGCGCGATTGGTCGAACAATCGCCACGATCCGAAAGAATACGAGAAAAACGAACAGCGAGCAAGAAAAGCCGCCGCGCGCCTGTTTAATTCGGGCGTTTTGGTGTTTGAGCGTGGCGACAAGCCGCGCACGGCGTCGGACTTCTTCGACTGTTTGCCGTACACGTCAACAAGTGATTTCGCGGCGGTTTGGGATTGTAGTTATCAAATATCACGCCTAAACGATCGCGCGCTTCACTTTGTCGGGATTGCCCTTTCTGATTGCAACGCCGTTGCGGTTTGGGAAAGATTCGACGCTAACGGCTACGAAATCGGCACGGAATACGAAATAATAAAATAAAGGGGGCAAGAAATGAAATTTTCAAGAACTCACCAACCGAAACACAGGAACGGCGGGCGACGGCTTGCGCCCGCTACAATCGAAAAAAGACAATCGGAAGCAATAGCAGAACGCGAAAGGCAAATAAAAGCGTTTGAAAGGTTCGAGAACGCAAAAGGCGGAACTTTTGACGGGTTCGAGTTCGTCGGCGTCTTTCATGAAAGAATCAACAAAGATGCGGCGATATATTCGGGCATATCCGACGATTGCGCCGACGTTAAAACGCCTTTCGGCATATTCCACACAGGCGCGGACGGCGTAACAGCGTATTTTTTTAGCAAATCCCCCGTTAAAACAGTACAATTTAACAGATCGATTTATTTCTTTTGAGAGGTGCAAAAAAATATGATTTTTATACTTGCCCCGGCGGTTTTCTTTATCGCTTTTATTTTGGCACTTGTAGCAAAAAACAAATAAACCAAGAGACCGCCGCGGGCGGTCTTTTTTTTGTCTTTTTTGTTGTGTTTTTCTGTGAGCCTGTGCGCCGTTTTGCGGGGTTTTATCCTTTGCCCGTGTTGCTCGCCGTTCTTCTTTTTTTCTGCGCGTTTCGGGCTTTTGGCGCGCTCTTGTGGCTGTTTGTTATCGTGTCGGCGTGACGGTCAAACGGCATCGGGGCAAGACCTGCGCCCCTGCTGACGCGCTTTTTTTTGCCTTTTCTTCGCCCCATAAGGGGGGTATGTGTTGGGTGCAAACTGTTGTAGGGTTTTTGTGAGGGAATGTTTTTAAGTGCCTCACAAGGGTATGTGTGGGGGCAAAACTGCTGTAAAGAAAAACACCCATTAGGGTGTTGTTTTTCTTGGTCTTCTTGCCTTTATTCTTCCGTTTTCGATGTTTTGTCTGATATATAACAGCACAGGGGTGCTTGAAAGCCCTGTTTCGGCGCATATTTCTTTGAATGTTAGCCCCTGTTCGTACAGTTGAGCAATGCGTTCCGATTTTTCCTCTGTTGTTTCGCGAGAGCGTTTTTTTACCAACCCTTGCTTTTCGGCGCGTGAAAGTCTTTGGTATATTGCGTTAGGCTTGCGATTTACTTTTTCTGCGATTTCTTTCACGGACAATCCGTCGTTGTATAGAGCAATGATTTTTGACATCAAGTTTTTATCAAGGCGGATTTTCTCGATTTCGCCGCATTTTACGCCAACGGACACATAGTGCTTTACCATTGATATGGAAAGTCCGGATTCTTCTGCAATCTCTTTCAGAGCCTTGCCGCTTTTGTACGCCTCAATAACAAACGCTTTATCCGATGCGGATTCTTCGGGTGTTTTCGTTTCGCCACGCCTTTGGGTGATGATTCCCGCTTGTTCTGCTTGATTGAGAATTTTGAAAATAGTGTATCGTTCAAAGGGAACGAGATTTTCTATTCGAGCAATCGTCATTCCGCTCTTGTATGCTTCAATAACAAACTTCTCGTCTTCCTTGCTGACTTGGATAACAGGTCTTGCCATGATTATTGCACCGCCTTGTTGAGTTCCTTTTTTATGTTGTAAAATTTAGCACGGCTACAGCCCGCTTTTTCACAAGTTTCTTCGGCAGACAATCCTTGCGATATGCTTTCTTTAATTATCTGCACTTGCTCGTCGTAATTGTCGCTTTTTCTGCGCCCGCCAACGATACCCTGCTCGCGCTTTTTTGCGAGTGTGTTTTTTGTGTTATAACCTATTTGACGCTTCTGAAACTCATCCATTATGAAGAACTGACTTATGGTTAGCCATTCATAAGGATTCATCTTTTCGCCGCCTTTGAGTTCAAGCCCGTTGCTCAAAAATTTTATTACGGCTTTTTTTTCTTGGGTGATAAGATCTATCATTTCAAGGCAGTCTATATAATTTCTGCCAAATCTCGAAGTTTCCGTTATGCACACCGTGTCGCCCTCTTGCAGTTCGTCGAGCATTTTGCTAAAAGCAACGCGCTGTGAGCCTTTTACACCGCCGCTGACGTGTTCTTCGTAGATTTTGTCAAAGGCAATGCCCGAATGTTCGAGAATGTACTTCTGACGCTCGAATTGTTGCTTTGCCGCTTTGTCACTCGTGGACACTCTGCAATATGCGTATGTTTTTGCCATTTTTGATACCCCTTTTGACTTTGTTCTTGGTGATATTATATTATCACTATTATTTTACATTGTCAATGGTATTTTTAACTTTTTCTTTCCGATTTTATTCTTTTGATGGCATCATTTATGTCGTCAACTTCAACAACATCGTATGTATGTCCGTCTTCATCGAATAAAAGGTGGCTTTTCTCTTTAATTGCTTCAAGTATTTTTATAGCAAGTTTCTTGTCGTGTTCGCTCTCAATGATTATCATTATTTTCGCGCTCCCATTGCTGTTGTATTTTTAGGCTATCGCCGCAAATTATATTGTTCTGCAAAATACCGCTTGCTAATAGCAGCGCGGCCTCTGTCGCGGTTGGAAAGGTGACGATATATTGCTCCAATAGTCGTTTCCTGCACTCTTCGCAGTTGTCGGCTTGAATGTCTATTCCAACAACGCTTGCAAGTGCTTTTAGTCCGTCTTTTGCGTTCTTGCACTTACTATATTTTCGAGCAAGTATTTCTACAAGAAAATTCCCCGTGCCGCATGCAGGCTCTAAAAAAGTGCTATCGATTTTCTCCCATACAACGGGTGGAATAAGGTCGCACATAGCCTTAACTTCTCGCTCGGCAGTAAACGCTTCAGCGTGTTCTTTAACCCTTGTTCTGCTTTTTATTTGTTCGTTTTTCATTGTATGCCTTGCCGACGATAACTTCTAACTCCGCAACGGTGCTGTCCAGAGTATCTGAATAATTAAAATTCTCATATTTCAGTTCCCAACAGCCGTCGCCACGAACGACGGTTGAACGCTCTTCTTCGGGGTTTTCGGCATCTTTATAAACAAGAATGTCACCCTCGAAAATTCTTTCCCCTTTCTCGTCGTAAAGACCTGTGAATTGTCCGACCGTTTCGGGGACAACCGGATAGCGTTCTGTCAGATTGATAAAACCGCCATTTTGAATTGCGCCACCGACAATCCAATCTTCGTGTATTCCACGGTTGTGCCAATGCCACTTCGCTTTTATGTAGTATCCTACTGCCCATTCGTCGCGGTCTATTAGTTTGCCCCTAAAAAGCACTTCATTGCTCACGATTTTCTTTTTTTGTTCATTTGCGTACCTCGTTCTTGAACGAAACATTGTTTTGAAAACGCGGTGCATTTTGGAACACCACTTCCGCCTTTTTCAATTCGTTTTCGTTCTTTTCTTCGTATTCGCGAACGGTTATGATGTTCCCGCAATTCTTGCAAGTACAGATATAAAGATTCTTCATAACGACTATTTTGCCGCCTACAAGGCGCGATACGTTATGTTTGACTCTGACGATATAGTTCATCGGTTTTTCGCATTCCGTACAAAATTCTTTTCTCATCTTAACTCCTGCCCTTCTTCGTCGCGCAAAAACCAAGTTCGGGTTTCTGCGTCATATAAAAGGTCGTTCTCTTTAAGAACTATATATATCTTCTTGTAAAGGTCGTCACAATCCCCGTTTTGGTCGCAAAACGCGCCTTGACAGGCTTTGCACATAAACGCTTTTGCAAATTCTTGGCACATTTCGGAAAATTCATCGGCATCAAGTTCATATTCGCCCCACCAATCTTTCAAAGCGTTATAAATAAAATCGCATTCTTCGCAGATATTGAATGTGTATATTTCATCTGTTTTGCAAACTTGTTTGCGGTACGTCTCGCCGACCTTAATCTGCCCTTGACACCACCCACATTTATGGGGTTTTCTTGCTTTTACTACTTTATCGCTGATTATGTCTATCATTCTTCCACCTCCACGACATCGTTGGTACAGAAGTCTATTTTGTACTTTCTTCCGTTTGAACCGATTGCGATTTCCTGCGTTGGCGCGACGTTGAGCCACCAAAACGGATCGTCGTACCCTTGCCAATGCACCGTTACGAATTTGCATCCGTCATCGAAATCTATTTCCATAAATTCCCAAAACAGATCTCGTCCCAAGCGTTGAAATTTGGCTTTCCCGTGCAATGGTTGTCTTTTTTGTTGTTTTCTGTCTGCCATTGATTATTTCCCCCCCCCCTGTGTTTTCTTTGTTCACTTCTTGTTGTAGTTTTGCAATTTTCTTTTCGTATTTGGCTATCATTTTTCCAACGGTACAGTTTTCGCAGTCGCCGTAGTCGTAGCACATGTTTCCTTTGCCGAGCGGGCATTTCCGTTGTTTCATTTGCTTTGTCTCCTTTTCGTTTTTATTACAGCGATTATCTCTTCTGCACAGTTTGGACATAGCGAATATGAGTCTATGGTGGTAGGTGCAAGTTGATTAGTTGTTTTTGGTGGATGGTATTTTGTGTATGGTTTTTTTTCTTTATCGTATGTTATGTAATACCACCCTTGAGAGCGCACCTCTCTTTTCATAATACGTGAGAGTTTTAAGTTGACGGTTTCCCCTATTGGAATGGTGCGACCGCACATATAACATTTTCTCATTCGTTGTCCCCCTGCTTCTCAAAGGGCGATGTTGTTTGCTTTCGCATTATGTCCAATACAATGCCAACGTGCGACTGTATAAACATCGCAGTGCTGAAATCATAAACATCTTTTTTATAACATTGCTCGGTATAGGCTTTTATTCCTTTTTCAAAGATAGCCAACATATCGGTTTGTGCTTGCTTTTTGATTTTGTTTTCGTCAAGACTGACTGCGCATTCGTGATAAAACACATTCTCGTCGATGTGAATAAGGTCTTGTTCAAGTTCCGCAATCTTTTTATGAAGTTCGTTGTTTTTCGCTTTCAATCGCTTGTTTTCCGCTTGCAACTCGCCGATTTCACGGCATTGGCTTTTTAATGTTTCCAATGCGCTGTTATGCTCCGCGTTGAGTTGATCGAGCGTTGTTCTTAACCGTTCAATTTCTGCTTTGTATTCGGAAATATTGCCATAGCCGGCTTCAATAACATATTTGGCTATCATATTGACGCCGACTGTTATCGCATGCGTCAGTTTACCGCTTTTATCCCGTAAAGAGCAGACTATTGTGTCTTGCCCGATAATATCGTTCAAAACGCTTCCCAACTTCTTAAATTCTTTGATTTCGTTCATCGCTCTCGTATCTCCTTGATTATTTCGTCGATATACTTTTCGCATTCGTTTATTGCGGTCTGTCCTTGCCAATCGTGCATTTCCAAACAATGGTCCTCGTAATCTTCGAGTTTTCCTTTCAACCTGTTCAATATGTCGATTTGGGCTTGCTTAATTTCTTCTTCGTTGCAGTTTATTATGCGATTGCGGAATGCACCCGCATATTCTTCGGGATTCGGGCAAACGGTAGTCGGTGTAAACCCCATTTCGTCGAACTCAACGATAAGATCTAACATTCCTCCGATTTTGGGTTCTTTAACTTTTGCCTTGTTCTTTTCATCCAATAACCCCAAATTTGGCAGGTATGTGGCGTAATGCACAGCCACTACACGCCCATTCTTGATAAAACCATCGGATTCCAAAGGCAAGAAACGCCAACCGAGCAATTCTTGACATTGCACCGCACCTTTAATATCTTCGGCGTTATAATCTTGCGACCACTTATCCAAAGCATCCCTAACGCCTTTTGCATAGGCCTCAACTTCTATCCCCAAGATGCGAGCGATAAGGCGTTCTGCTACATCTTCCGCTGTATCGTTTGCAGACACTTGTGTTTCGACGCTATAATTGTTCAAGTCTTCGCGAAGTTGTTTGTGTTCGCCGTTTTGTGTATAGGGTATGATTACGGTTTTGCCCCAAGTATAGTTCGTGGTGTGTATAAAATTCAAATTTATGGATTTTAGACGTTCAGAAAATTCTCTTTGCAATGCTGTTTCAAATTTTGTCATTTTGTACCTCTCTCTCTGCCTGCGTTGTATCGTGTGACGCAATTTTTATATATGGCAATCTACCACGGTTAGGAAATCGTCATCTTCGGCGTTGTCAAAAACAAATTGCTTATACGCTTCTTTGAATTTACGTCTTTCGTCTGCGTCTGCGGAACTTAAGCCCCACCAACCCATTTTGCCCGGTTCATGCCATTCGCCGTCTTTCGTCAAAACAGCGTATGTTTGGAATTGACTTTCCAATTCGACAAACTTTTCCTTTGTGCCGTATATGTCGATGTAGTATTGTGGCTTGAAACCAAAGAGTTTTTCAGTCCTTTCGTTGCTATTCTGTGGTTCTTCGTCTTCAACGATAAGTTCCCATTTCCTTTTGAGGCGCACCGCTTCGTCTTCGTTTCGCTGTATTATATCTTTTACTCGTGCGCTATCAACGCATACTATGTCACCATTCTCTGTGTAGGGATTCTTATCTCCCCACCCCCAAGATTTTTCGCCTACGCCATAGTCGGCGGCTGTTTTCTTGTTTACTTGGACGCACCCCGCATATCTGCCACCTATTTGATAATAGTCCCACTTTGCATTCGGGTTTTCCCAATATCCGTAATCTTGCGCTTCTTCGTTCCACTCGTTGCCGCAATACTCTTTCAAATATTCGTCAACAGTTGCCCATATCTCTTTATGTGGTATTTCAACCTTTATATAACCGGTATAGTCGTATGTAAAGTATTCATTCCCGTGACAGTGCCACTGACTATATTTTTCTCGGTCTTCCGCTTTTATAGGTTTTTCAAAGCGTTTTTCGTCGTAACGATACAACTCGCCGTTTTTGTCGCGATACATTGTTTTCGTCCATTCGTTGTATTGCCTTATACAATCTTCGCGAGTACTATTGAATTTGAGATATTCTTTCGGGCAATCGCCCATATTGTTTTCTTGATAAGGCGACATTAACTTATCAATCATTTCGCTCGTAGGCTTGCCTTTTGTGATTACTGCTACTGTAAAATGGCTCATATTAAACTCCTTTTAACAGAATATACCGTCTGTGTTCGGTCTAATTTAATGCTGTTTGTCTTTAATCTCTGCTTGCTTGCACTTGTCGCATTTGTAATATGCTGTTTCATCTTTGGATACCCCGTTACAAGTTATTGCGGAGAAACCAACTTCTTCATTGAAAAGGTCGCATATATAACTGATACAAATTGGATTATAGTGGGGAACTGCATGCTTGCAGACCTCGCAGGTTTCCGGTACGTAAAGGTCAATTCTTATCTTCGGCATTTTGCCCACCCCCTAATATCTTGTCTATAGCGGTACAGTTTTTACATATTGTTTTTGCGTTGGATACTGCGCCTCGCATAAGGACTGCAATAACTATTACATTGACTGAAATCAACGCTATGTATTCCAACTCGCCACTCATTGCCAACCAAATTGACGCGACAATGACCATAGCAATGAAACACATTAGAGCAAATATCGTCCAAAGCAAGCAAAGCGTTCTTCCTACAATTTTAATCATCATTTTTTGTCTCCTTGCCAAAAGCACTTAAATCGATTTCTTTGCATTTTGCAACGCTCTTGTCTTGGAATATTCCAATCCACTTGCTGTTAATCGCTTTTTGAGCATACCGAATAGCCTTGTTGTATTCGAGTACGCTGCTGTATAACTCGGTATCTTCTAAAACGTGGTCTTTTTGATTTTCTATGCGATATATTAGGACCTCGTATTCGGTTTGCTTTTCGATATATCCTCGTTCGTATTTTTCTTCAACTTTTGCGACCGCTATTATGACGCATAGGGTGCAAAGAATGAATGTGACGACTATAAACACGCACCCGATTCCGCAATATATTTCGGATGTGCCGGCTGTTTTGTCATAGCGGAAGTGAGCCACCAACATATAAATTCCTGTAAGCGCGAACAGTCCTATGAAAATAGCCAATAAAATCATTTTTCTTGCTCCTCCAACTTCTTTTCGGCTTCGGCTCTCGAAAAAAACACTCTATCGCCTATTTCACTCGGGAACACAAAATCACAATCCACCCAATTATATCTATATGGCGATTTACGCTGTAGTCTAAGTTCAAAGTTGTCAAAACGGCGAATAGTTGCTTCCACCACGTCCCATTTGCCGATACAACCGTGACCAATGGTATAAGCATTTCCCCCTACCGCGACCGGTAACTCTACGAGCGTTCCTGCTTCGATTTTATCTTCAAGTTCGGCAAGGCGATTGTATGTTTCGATGAAACGGTCGTAATTGTCGCAAGTGCCGTTTGGTCTATTACAGCCGCAAGGCTCGCCAAAGTATTTGCAATCGCAACAAAAATCGTATTCGGCGTCGTATTCGTCACGGTTGTTGTTTGTTAGTCTTCTGTATTTCATACTCATAATTCCTCCACATATTGCCACGATTTCGGCGCACGAGTTAAGCCCCTTTCCCAGTCCCAATATTCCTTGCAGAAATAGTCTGTGTTACCGAAACCGACACAGTTTTCTTCACAATAATCTTGTCCCTTGAAATACGAACAACGAACACTGTCTAAAGGTTTTCTAAACTCGCGCAACTCTTTCGGCTTGTCGTAAATCTTCAAGTCGGATATGTGCCACGCATATAGCCATTGAACATTTGCCCCATACTTATTTAAGTCTGCTTTCGGAATACGGGATTTTTTGATGTCGGTTATTTCAATCTCAATGTCATCATTTCCCCATTCATTAAGCGACAGGTAGCAATAGTCGAAATTATTGTCAAATCCACGCTTCTGTATGCCGTCAATCCTATTGCACACAAACTCGCCGATAACTTTACCATTCCAACGCGTTAAAACAGATTGTTTTTCAAACGCGTCTTCCATAGCAGGTGATTTGCGCAGTCTTTTCAAACTATCCGTTACAAATATATTGCTATTACCGTATATGATTTCGCCGCTTTTTATGCAATATATATAATCTTTGAAAGGGACATCGCATTTCGGCGCGGTTTTTGACACGAGTACAGTACAATCGCCAGTTGCGACCTTTTCACAAATTCGGGGTGATACCGATTGCATTACTGCTTTCATTTCTTCAACTCCTCTGCTTTTTTCCTTGTATTTTGTGTGTCTTTGTAGATGACATTGATTATTGCGCCGTCAAGGCGATGCTCCGAAACTATCTCCAAAACATTCCTATATCCGATAGTGTTTAGGACTTCTTCAAGAAATCTTCCGTCTGTGCGAAAAACCTTTACGCGTTTGTTCATTCTTTATTTCCTCCAACTGATCTGCGATTTTTCTACATTGGTTTTCTACATACGATAGGCTACGGGGCGGATCTACATGTAATATGCAAAAATCAGCCTTTCGCCTATCCCTTGTCTTTTTGTCTATAAGTCCGTACTTGAATGCTTGGTCAAAGTCGTGGGCGTCATAACAGTGAGCGCAATCGAAACCGATGTAAAACTGTGCCTTTGCCCCGTAATTATGTGGTAGGCAATCCGAAAAGGTTATCCCGCCGTGACAATCTATTTCGTTGTAAAGAGTGAAGTCCTTGTATTTATCAACCGACACATATCCGCACCTTACACCCCACTCTGTAAAAATACAGATGCAGTCATGACCTTTGTATTCAAACTGCTTTTCTACAACTGCAAATTTATCCATTTTTTACGCCTCCAATAGTTATAGATTGTCGTATATCCAGTATCGCTTCAATTCGTTTAGGCTTTGCGTTTTGAAAGCGTGAAGTCTGTCTGACGCATAGTTCACGAACAGGTATATAATGAGTTCTTGCACGGTTGCGCCAATAGAGTTTGAACAACACCCAATGCGCGTCCCTTCGATTACGAGATGTTCAGAAAGACCGTTGCAAATAACATAGTCGTAATCCTTGATTTCGAACGCGTCACATATCGGCTTTATTGTTTCCAACACGATTTTGCGTTTATTTTGTAAATATTCAGTACGGGTTGGGTATCCCGTAGTTTCGGTTATGCTATAAAATTATTTCATTTTCGTTCCCCCACCTCTCAAACTGTGCGCATCGGTAAAATAATTTGCTCGTTTGTGATTCCGTCTTGTTCTGCTCGGATGACGAATGCCTTTGTCTTATCGTCAGACGTTTCAATGGTTGCATAGTTATAATTATTCATCCCGTCCAATGCTCGGAATGCGTTTATCGCGGCAGACACGCGGAAACTAATTTCTCTGTCGTGTACTTTTGCCACCCTATATATGTTTTCTGTGTCTATGTAGTTGTCTTTTGGTGGCGCAAAACGGTATCTGCAAGAGCCAAAGGCGGTCGGAACTTCTACAAAGGTTTCTTTCTCTGTTTTCTCTATTACGACTACGCCTGTTAATCTCTTGCTTGCTTTTATCGGGATAGGCTTGATGTAACACACAAATTCTTCGTCAACCGGATATGTGTGTTTTATTTCAACTCTCGCCGCTCTGTATCCATCAGTAGAAAAAGCGACTACTTTATCTGCGCTGACTTTGAGTTGTATGTATTCGAGCGATTCCTTGTATCCGCCAGTGGATACGCTTCTTTTTACGCCGTTCATAAGTTTTGAAAATGTAAATTCGTCTATTTCGATTCTTTTCATCGTTGAGTTCTCCTTTCTTTTAGTTTTCGGGTGCTTCGTCACCCCAACAATCCCAACCGGGATAGGCGTTTCGTGCGAACAGTTCTATTCTCTGCCCCCCCCCCGAAGAGTTGTTCAATGCGCTCATAAGCCTCTAACGGCTTTTGTGAGTGTTCTCTTATCTTTGCTCGAATAACTTGTCGAACACATTTGCTTTGACGTTTAAGCGGCTTTCCGCGCGTTGCAAGCAAGCATATTTCTGCGTTTGCTCTCGTGTAATATCCAAGTCCCATAAAATCGGAAGAATTTTTCTTGTTTTCTTTTATCCAAGTAAATGCAACCGTCTTGTACTTGAACCCCCACTTTTTGATGAGTTCAAGTCCTTGTTCAAGACAGGGATATGTAACCCATAAAAACAGCACAGAATTGTCTTTTGCGATTTTTGCTATCGGCAAGTTTTCTATCTCTTGTTTTTGCATTGTGTGATAGTGACTTTCGGCAGAACGTCCGTGTCCTTTATTGCTCCAAACGCGATATGCCCACGGTGGATCTGCGTAAATCACGTCATATTTCTTTTTTGTTGTGAAAATGTTTTCTTTCATAATCTCTCCTAAATCATCTGCTTAAATATTGCCATAAGCACATCGACAACTATACTGTCGCCGAATAGGTGGTAAAGAGACGCGTTGCTTTGGTTCTTTGACATTGTGGTAATGTCATCGTCGCGCACACCCATCAATCGCCCGCACTCTCTCGGTGTGAGTTTTCTTATTCGTAATGTGCTATCGACGGGAAGAATTGCGGTCTTAAAGCCCTCCGGGCGTGTTGTAACAGTTGGCGAAACGCCCGTTTTATCAACGCTTTCGTTAAACGCATTGATAGTGTCGCCACACGATACGCTGTTTTCTTTTACCGTTTTTAACGCTTGAGAGAAGAAGCGTTCATTGTGTTCGACTTTTATTGTTGGCTCAACGATTCCCGTGTTGCCATCCATTGTCGCCGATTTTCTCACGGTCGGGAACGTGTCGCTTTTTGCTACGCCGCCTTTGTTGCTGCCGTGCGGTCTGCTCACTATTTCAATAACGCCTTGTCCGTTTCTTTTAAGGTCTGCGCCTGCGTTTCTTGTTATAGTTCCAAAGCACGTTTGGTCGGCTCGGATTGATTGGTTAAAGCCGTCAACTGCTAATATCTCTTTTTCGATTGGGTTCATATCTTCAATACCCCCCCCCCGCACACATAATGATTTTCGGCTCTGCGCCACCGCCACTCATTGTTTTGATTGTCGGAGCGAGTCCGTTCGGGGAATATACTCGACTTGTCATTTCGTTGTAGCGTTTGTCTTTGAGGTTTCCAACTACTCTGCATTTTATATCTTCCATTTTTTTCTCCTATCAAAATGTGCCAACAATCAATGTGTGCATCTATGGTTGGACAGACATTCGGTAAAGGTGTTATTCCTCCCTTATAATATCCGTGTCCAAGTCGCACTAACACCTTGTCATTCATTCCCATTCCGCAACTCCTGTCATAGGTTGATTACCGAATCCTTTGCCATCTCTCGCGCACAAAGTTGCGGAAACGTCTGTGGTTTTTTCGATTTTCTTTCCGCACATACTCACGATTACTCCTGTATGTAATTGTCGCACGCCCTGCTTCCCGGTTTTGTTAGGATTGCTTTTGATACCCCCCCCCGTCCATCTACGGGTTCAAAACGAAAGCCATTGCCCTTTTCGATGTTTTTTCTATTTGACTCGGCGTAACTTTCAAGAATTTTCCCGGACAGATAATACTTTTCTTCTACATTTGTTTCGAGTACATCTATCAATCTTTTTTCAAGTTTGACAGCACTCGGAAAGTCGTAGTAGTGGTCGCCAAGCCAAGACACCATATAGCACCTTTCTCTGTTTTGCGGCACGCCGTAGTCTTTTGCGTTTAGACATTGCCATTTGCTCGTGTAGCCGAGTTCATCGAGTTTCTTAACCCATTGAGCAAAGTGCTTAATGTTGTTTGAGCCGATAACATCGGGGACGTTTTCCATAAGAAGTATTTGTGGTAACTTCTGCTGCCCCCCCCCTGCGGTCAACTCGTCGAGTATTCTTTCGACTTCCCACAACATTCCGCTTCGCGTTCCGCTACCTTTTGCCATTCCTGCGCCGTTGCCCGCTTTTGAAAGGTCTTGGCACGGGAATGAGTACGTCATAATATAGGTGAATCGGTCAGTATCTTCAATCTCAAAGTCTTGCGCATGTGCGTTGCAGATATTGACAAGATTGTTTGTTGCGATAATGTTGTTGTATGTTGTTCTTATTCTCTTTTCGCCCATTCGAGAGATTTGTTTTTCCGTCATGGGCGTGTTGTAGTCCATTGATATGCCTTTCTTCAAGAGAATTTTTATAAGTTCATCAACGGAGTATGCGCTCGAATAATCGCAATCGTCGTTTTTGAAGTGCAGATCTTTATATGCCTGTATCGATTTTGTCGCCCACTCGCACAGTTTCCAATGTTGGAAAGGAACTCCAATATATTTAAGCGCGAGCGATTGGCTTCCGTAGCCTCCAAAAAGTTCGATTAGCCGTATCGGTTTTTCGACTTTGAGTTGTGTAGAGCCGTCGAACAGGCTAATTTGATATGCTTCCATTCTTTTCTGCGATTCCTTTTGCTCTCATGTATTTGATGTTTATTCCGTCTTTATCGTCGGGGTAAATACCGCCGACATTAAACGCGCCAAATTCTCGGCAGGCGTTGCTGTGTACCCACTCTTTGTTCTCTCCGACGCGGAAAACATATTTCCATTTACCGTCTTTGTCTTTGAATGACACTATGTATCGTCTTTGTTTCATAACTATTCCCTTTTCTTAATTTTCTTTTTTGTTGTGCTATCGACAATTTGTTTGTCAATGCAGTTGAACTGTCTCAAAAGGTCGTTTGGCGTTTGCCCGTCGTTTGGCAGGTTTATGTTTACGGACAGTTCGTTTTTTACTTGGTCTTGTCCCGCTTCTTTGGTCTGCAGTCTTGTAAGCACGGACTTGTCGTTAAGATTTCCGTTTTCGGCTGCATGAAAACCCATTCCGTTAAGATAGTCGTTGATGTTGTCTTTGAGTAAGGTCATTTCTTCGTCACGTCCGTCTTTTCCCAAGTTATTGAAGTCCCTAACCGTAATTCCGAGCAAGGCACAAAAATCTTGTTTATTTGCAGAAAAGTCAAATGATTCGTTAATAATCGCAACGAGATCCATATATTGCTTTTGGCATTCTCGAATGTCGGCAACCGTAAGCATTGATTGCTCTTCTTTTGTCAATGGCGGATATGACCTTAAATACGCTGTAACTTTCGCGGCAAGCCTGTAGCCGAATTTAAGCGGCTGCGGCTTTTTCATCCTTAAATTCAAATCCTTTTCGAGATTGAGTTTGTCTATAAGTGTGGCAATATTTTCCAAACACTTTTCTTTTTTTTGTTCGTACGGGGATTTTACTTTGCCGGTCTCTGAATCGTATATGATTGTCGTTGGTACATCTTGCATTTTCATACCCCCGCGACTGTAACGCTCAAGTCGTATCCGAGCGCACAAAGGACGTTTTTTACATCTACGATGTTTGGTTTTTCCACTCCGCGAATCCAAGAACGGATTGTCGCAGGTGGAACATTGCTCTTTTTGCCGAGTTCGGCATAGGTAATGCCTTGTTCTTCTTTTTTGCTTTTGATAAAAGAAATGTAGGGGTTAAGTTTTGTGTCGTCCATGTCGCTCTCCTTTATCGCATAAAGCGATTAACTATTATGCCGAGAATGTAGAATTTCCGGTCTTTAATTGTTTCTTTGCAAGCCAACACGGCGTTTGCTGTTTCAACAAGCATATTCCCGTCAAAACCGTGTGGCTTTGTGATAAGTCGTTCAAAGTCTTCTCGACAAGTCGTTTTATCACCAAAGTTCAGAGTTTCTATCTCGCTCCCTGCGTACGCAAGCGCATCAAGTATCTCGTCATTGATTTCCGAGAAGTGCGGCGTATTCTTGCATTGTTCGTACACGCTCGCGATAGAATCTCTATTTTTTAGTATCTTTAACAAACTATTCTTATCTTTAATAAAACTTTGTTCTTGTTCCGTTACTGTAACATTACACGAGCCGTGTTTTGCGTTACACATATCGTTACAGTCGTTACTTGTAACATTACTTGTAACATTACTTGCAATAGCAAAGTCTTTTGCGATTGTTTGTCGATTTCGTTCTCTGTATGCCGCGACTCTCTTTCGATTTTGCTCGCGAATCTTGTCTAAACAGTCAACATTTTGGTGTTTTTCCCAATTTGGTATAGTGATAATGTTATCGACTATTTCTATCATTCCACAGGTCTCAAAAGCCTTTAAGGCAAGCCTTACTGTATTGATAGGACGGCGGAATAAATGGGCGAGCATTTCGTCGGTATATGCGATTTTGTCGTTAAGAATAAAAACACCATTCGTGTTTTGTTTTCCTGCCAAGCATAAAAGTTTGAACCAAATAACAATAATCGCGTCTCCGTCCGGCATATTTTCTAAAAATAGGATTTTTTCATCATCGAATATATCCGTACAGATTTTTATCCACTTAATGTCTTTCATAATTTGGAAGATTCTCCTTGCATTTCCCTATCCACACCGTGGCGTTTGTTTTTATTAAAAAACCCCAACCGAATGATAATCTGCGGTCGGTCGCATTGACACAGTTTCTCAAACGGTTGGGGGTTTTTTACGTTGGGTATTGTCGTTTGCGACCGACTTCTATGTTATGATAATTCAAATTTACAATATTGTCAATAGTATTTTGCAAAATGATTTACAAATTGTAAATTCATTTTTCATCAACCGTGTTTTGCAAAATGCTCTGTGCAACTTTGGGCTGCTCTAAAATTTCTATGAATTTTAGCGTTCCCTTTTCAAGTTCGGCAAACTCAATATTGTGTTTGCGTTCAAACTTAAAATTGGGAATTATCCCGTTGAGCATTTCATATACTCTCGACAAAATCTCAAAGATTGTCCGCTCGTTATCGGGTATGTCCTTTTCGCTCAATGCAATGCGGAATCCGATATACTTGTGGTGACATATTACAGGTCGAAGTTTTTTTAACCCGCTCACATAATCTCTTGCGGAACGCTCATTTTTCAAGCCTAACGCATGTGCTACTGTAAGTTTGTCTATCCCTCTTTCGGTTGTTCCTTTGCATAGAAGACAGTAAACGGTATTGAGCCTTTTCTTGTCTTCGATAGACAGTTTGTTTTCTACGATTTGTTTAGTTGTCAGCATTGCAATCTCCTGCCTTTTCGCTTGTTTTTGCGCGCTCATTCAACTGATAACGCAGAATGCGGAGTATCCGAGCCGTTGCTTCTTCTTTGCTGCAAAATACAAACCTAACTTGCATTCCCTTTGCGTATCGATCGGGGGTGCATATAGTCTTTATGGCGCGCATTAGCGTTTCGCCTTTAACGGTTGTAAACAAATCTCCCTTTCGATGAACAACCACGCCATCTTTGCGCACATCGCTTTTGTATCTCGGAGATTGCCATGTTGCAAGTTGTTCTACGCTTGTGATTCCGTCGTCGTTGGCAACGAGAAACGTTATATCGCCACCCCAGTCGGCAGCGGTTAAAATCTCGCGCTTAAAACGACCGTGATCTGACGAGCAGATATTTCTTGCAATCTCCACAATTCCACCGCTTGAACTTTTTATATCCACCGCGGAAAAGATATTGTCTGCGAGCGCAAAATCCCCGAACGGCAAGTTATGACGCTTGTATCGATAGCCATATTGTTTTATTTTGTCAACGACAAATTTATCTTCTTGGTTTCGCGTATCCGCTATGACTATATTTGACATATCCCACCACCTTTCAGAACGGCAAGTCGCCATCGACATCGGGCAGTTCGAGAAGACCTATTTCAAAATCTTCCGTTTCGAGTTCCGCTCTCTCGATATTGTTTTTGTGTGTGATTTCAACCTGCGCCGAATCGCACACTATTTCTATATCGCGCTTTCCTCCGTTGTATTCAGTTCCGAGTCCGATTTTCAAACATCCGTATATTGATACCGTGTCGCCTTTTATCCCGTTTTTCTTGTCTTTTGGTACGCATTCTATCTTGCTCCCCCAAACGGTAATTCTTGCGTTTGTGATAGAGCCGTCTTTTTCCTTGCTGTAAACTGAAAATTTCGTAATCAAATCTCCGTTATACTCGCTATAATCAACGCGTTGAATTTCGTACTCGAATTTTTTTCCTTTCTTTCTGCTGAACAAAAACATCCTCTTTCTCCTTATATTCGTTGATGTTTGGCACGAATTTGTTTTTTAGGCAATAAGCCAAATATCGTAGTCTTGGCAAATATGACGTGTTCACCCAATCTTCGTCATATTCAACGTCGTGCAATTTAAGCCTGCTCTCGTCTATTGCGTTGAAGAAGTTGCTGTAATCTTCCGCTGTGAGCGCGTAGGACGCGATTTGAGCGGTTTTTATGCCTTTGGCATACATTTCGACTTGCACCTGCTCAAAATGCGCTTTTGAAACCTTGTATGGCTTTTCTGCATTATGTGTTTTAACTTCAATAATATTGGTTCTTGTTGTGCCGTCGTAATTTACACGCAAGCGCAGTTTTCGGATTTTGATTTGCTCGTCTTTTTGAATACTGACACCGTTTTTTTGAGCAATAAAATCAAGTATTCGGTGTTCCCACACCGTTCCCGCAATCATCGCTTCATTTGTAAAGTCTGATTGGCGCGCTTTTATTTTTTCAAGCCACCACAGGTAGAAAGTTTTTGTGTCGAAGTTGGACATAACAAAGCGAGTATCGCTTGCGCCTATCCACCCGTGGCGACCTTGTGATTTGTCTATCATTGTCTTGCGTTAATCCTGTCTATGATTTTTTCAAAGGCATTGATTTGCTCAAACATCTTCATATAGGCGTCGTACTGTTTGGGGGTAATTCCAATCAATGCGGCAACGGTGTCTCCGCCTTTTGCTTGTTTCAACGCTTCCGTGCATTTTTCTTCAATGCGTTTTTTGATTTTGAATATATCGTGCGCATCCAAATCATCTTTTGTTGCATCATCCGAGTTGGGTTCAACTATATCGAATGCGACACAATACAAATATCTGCGTTGGTATGTTTCGATTCCGCCGAGAACTTGAATTTCTTTTTGTTTTTCGCCTGCAACAATCGCGCACATGGGGCTTTCAAATACGATTAGTTCGGCAGGATTGTCGTTGTTGATGACTTTAAGCGTGGCTGTTTCTTTTGTAAAATTGAACACCGTGCAAAGCCCGATTTCGGCGCAAGTCGCTGTTACCGGTGTCTGAATATCGTCGAGCGTAAAATAACTTTTTTTTGTTTCCTTTAATTTGAGTTCGCCCGTCTTTTTAACGATGCCGACAAGTTTCATTCGGGCAAGCATAAGTTTTTGATGTACGTTGAGTTCAGTGTAAAAGTTTTTGTTGTTTGTGTTTTCAAATTCTTTTTCCATATCACAATCTTCCTTTTTTTCTTTCTGCGTCGGCTATTGCTCGACGGTATTGGTTGAATGCTTCTTTCGCGCGTTGAGACGACAGGTCGAACATCGGGGGAATATTCAATTCGCCAAGCGGTTTTTCTATACATTTACTGCATCCAAATGTCAGTATTTCGCCAAGACCGCAATCGTTCGACAGAACTCTATTATCTCCGACAAGTGGCGCGCCGCAAAATTCGCACTTGGGGACACTTGACACGCTGCGCACCCCTGCACGGAAAGTGACAGAAATGCAATCGTTTTCTATAAGCATCTGTTCTGCGCTTTTCATTTTTTGTCTCCTATTTTGCAAATCGGTACATTTCCGTTCTTTTTCGTGAAATTTTTTACATTTTTAGAAATCTCACTTGGCTTTCCTATGACGATCATTTTTATTGCTCGGTTTTGTTTTTTGTTGAGCAGTTTTTCCCAGTCTTTGTCCGTGAGTTCTTTGTATCCCGAAACAATTTTTTCGGCGGGAATAACTTCTTTGATTTTTTTAGGCTGTTCTTCTGTGTTGGTTTTTTGCGCCAACACATATTTCATAATTTCATCGATAATAAAATCGGCAGCATCAATGGGGGACGTCTGTGGTTTTTCTATCATCGTTTTGAGTTGTTCGGGCGTATAGCCTAAATCTTCGTATTCGCCAAGACGCTGAACGCAGTCCTTGTATGACGATTTTGCTTTGTATGATTTTGATATTATAGTTTCGGTAAGTCTGTTCATATTTTCTCCTGTCTTGTTATTTAAGTGTTAGGGTGGTTTTCGGACGAGTAATGTAATTGATATAGTCACTTCTGTGGACTCTTCCCGCAATATTGAAACTATCGGAATATGACTTTATTTCTCGCATAAGTTTTGCGGCGCGGTCGTATTTTAAGTGAGCGCATTCCTGTAAATCTTTTATTGTTATAAACTCCTTGTTGCTTAATATGGAAAATTGCGGTTTATCATCTTGCATATTTTTAACCCCTTTTGAGTGTTTTAGTTGTCTATCAGACAACCTTTTGTTCAAAAAAAATGTCTCTCGTCTCTTGTTGTGACAATTCAAGGACTTTCTCAAGTTGCATAATTTCTCGGCATGTAAACTCGGTTTTTCCGCGCACTTTGCTTGAAAAAGCACAGGGAGAAATGCCTAATTGCTCTGCAAGTTTGTTTTGAGACGTGCCTTTTAGCACAACTTTTGATTTGAAAAGTTCTTTGTTCATTTTGTTCTCCTGTTTGATATATCAAGGTTATCTGTCAGCCAACAATGCTAATATACCACAAGGTTAGCCAATAGTCAACCTATTTTTTGAAAAAATTATCACGCTTGTGTCGTTTTTTTTATCGGCATTACATTTTTTCTTAATGCAATTAAAGAATTTAAGCACGAGCCGTTGACTAATTCTATATCGTATGGTAGTATTTTATTTACAAATACTAAATTGAACGAACGGGCATTTTGCACGACAAAAGAGGTAAAAGATGAGCAACAATGATGACGCATATTTGATTGATTTTGGTAAAAGAATTAGGGAAAGACGCCTTGAATTGGGGATGACACAGGAAAAACTTGCACACCTTGCAGGATATACAAGCAAGGTTTCTATAAGCAAAATTGAAAGCGGACAGCGAGACATTTCGCGCGAAAAGGTCGCAACCATTGCAAATGCTTTGAAATGCTCTCCCGTTTGGCTTCTTCTCGGAAAAGAAGATGAAGATGATTCTGATATATGGGAATTTAGTATCGCGGGAAGTGTTCGCGCAGGGGCAGACGGCTCGATTTGCTGCGAGGAAACAGGAGATAAAGTTGTAGTGCCACGCTCTAATTTACCCAACAGAAATAAGCGAGACTTTTTTGCTTTGAAAGTTGTTGGCAATAGTATGTATCCCGAAGTTCTTGATGGCGATACTGTTATCGTTGAGCGCGCAGATATTGTGGACAATGGCGAAATGGCTGTCGTTATTTACAATTCGGATAATGCGGCGATAAAATTCGTAAGGTATGCGCCGTGTTCAAGTATGGATTTAATTTCGGCAAATCCGACCTACGCGCCGATTCACATCGAGGGTAGCAAACTCGACGAATGCAAAATTTTGGGACGTGTGATTGATATAATGAGAAAACCCAAAAGAATGAGTATGAATATATAAGGATGGTGTCACTATGGAAAAAACAGGCGAAAGATTAAGAGAGTTTATAAAAATGAAAGGCTTGACACAAGCACAGTTTGCCGAGCAAGCCGGCGTTAATCCGTCGATTGTTTCGTGGATTTGCAATGGCAAAAGAGAGGCTACCATTGAGCAGTTAATTACCTTTGCGAGACTTTTGAACACTTCTGTAGATCATCTCATTGGAAATGACGGAACAGGGATTGAGTTGAAAACCGATTTTCGTCAAAAAGAGAGTCCGCTTTCTGTTTCGATTGATAGCAGTTTAGCACAAAACGGCGACTATTGTATTTATAGTGAATGGGAAACAAAAACCATATCAAAAGGCGATCTTCTCGTTTGCTCAAACGCAAAGCCGAGTGACAAGTCGCTAATTGTCGCTGATGTTTCGGGGAAAACCGTTATAGGCACTTTGTTTATAAATAATGGCATTAGAATGCTTGTTTTTGATAATGGCGATATGCCGATAATGCTTTCAGAAAAAGACATTGTTGCCAAGATAATACGCGTGATTAAATTTTATAAGTAATATGGCATGGTATCAAAAACGACAAACAAAAAGCGGCATAGTTTGGGATGTTGCATTCAGAATAATTGACGATTTCGGAGAAGAAAAGAAAAAGAAGTTGTGCGGTTATCCAACCAAAAAGAATGCGCAGTTGGCTTATCTTGAATATATGAAAGGATGTGAAAGCCCCGTCTCAAAAAAGAAAACGTCTAATGTGTCCAAGCCGCAAGAAGTTCTATATAACGACGCGCTTGCAAAGTATTTCATTTTTTGCCAAAACAGCATGCGCCAAAGTTCGATTTATGACATTTCGCACACTTTTGAGAAACATGTTGAACCGTATTTTGGCGGAAAAAATCTTGCCACAATCGACAAGGAATATGTTTACAAATGGCAAGAATGGCTATGGGGGAAAAAGAAAGAAAACGGCGAACCATATAAGGCGTCGCGGCTTTTGCGTATTCGTGGATTTTTCCATACCTTTGTGCGGTGGTGTGTAAAACGCTATGGCATTCGAGATTTTCTTGCAGATGTTATCGCTCCTAATGGCAGAGATCAACAACGGGAATATCCCATTTGGCGCGACGAAGAGTTTTTTAGGTTTTATGATTCAATATCAAACTTAAAATACAAGGCATTGTTTATAACGCTCTATTATAGCGGTTGCAGAATAGGCGAATTACAAGCATTGGAGACGGCGGATTATAATGGCGATTCGATAAATATCAGCAAGACCTATTCGAGAAAAACCATCGATGGTAGTGCTTATATCATAAACGATACAAAAAATTATAGACAGCGAACAATTCCGCTTGTTCCGCGCAATATTGCCGTTTTGGACGAATGGATAGAATATAAGAAGAAAAACGGAATCTCGCAGAAGTATCTTTTTGGTGGCGATGAGCCTGTTAGTCAAGGTGCAATACAGGCGGCTTTTGGACAAGCCATTGAAAAGTCCGGGCTTGCGCACATTCGCATTCACGATTTTCGCCACTCTTGCGCAACTCGGCTATATGACAATACAGGCGGAGACGTTCTTCTTGTCGCTCGATATATCGGAGACACGGTTGCGCAGACGACAAAAACTTACGCCCATCTCTCGCAAGAAAGATTAAAAAACGCAGTATTGACATTGGATAACAATAGTCATAATGAATCCGAGCATAGATAACCGCTTTTATGGGGCGAATAGAAGAGTTTTTGTGCAATTTTGCCCCATTTTTGCCCCATAAAAGTAATAAAGCGCAATATGTTGCGTTGGCTAATAGTCAACATATACCATATATTGTACCAAGTTAAACTCTTATTGTCTCCACCAAGAACATCAGAAAACAGCGTAAAACCCTACTAAATAGTAGGGTTTTCGCTTTTCTATAAAAGTTTTATGGGGCAGTTTTTGCCCCATTTTTATATGATTTTTTGTTTATTTTGTATGTTTTTTTATATTTTTGCCCCATATTCTGCCCCATAAAATAGGCGCGGTTTTTGTTTTTTTTGAATATATGCCGGGGTTGTGAATTTGTCAACTTTCAAGCAAGCAATGATTTACAATGTTTTCTTGCATAAGAAAAAATGCCGATAAAGTGTCGGCATTTTATTGTTTATTATATATAAGTTTTTATTGCGCTTAAGATAGTTCGCTATCAAGAGGGACGGACTCTACTTGATTAGACGATGCAGTGATAGTGCCGCTGAGTTCGACGATTGAGGGGAGAACCGCTTGTGCGGGCGCATCGTCAGCGCATGCTGCCGATTCTTGACGTTGGGCAAGAAGTTGTTTTTTGTACGCTTCAACTCTCTCACGGTGTTCCCTTTCGGCTTTCTCCTTTGCTTCTGCTTCAATGCGTGCGGTTTCGGCGTCTTGCTTTGCCTTTATCTGCGCAAGTTCTTCTGCTTTTTTAGCCTTTTCTTCCGCTTCAATCTCGGCTTGGGCCTCTGCTTTTATCTTTGCTTCTTCTTTCTCCGCTTCTTTTGCGGCGAGTTGTTCGGCTTTTTGCTTTTGTTTTTCGTCGTGTATATTATTCTTCAAAGCGAGCATTTGTTCCCACACTTTGTTTGTGTGTGTGCCGTCCACGCATACGCCTATCAGTCCGATAAGCCACGAGATGACGATCACAACAAACGGAACAATGTTGTAGCCGAAAACTTGAATACCGATGCCAAAATCAAGCATTTCTTGGAAGAACGGCAATATCGCTGCCAAAATAATAGCCGCGATGCCGAGATAGTTTTTCCAATTCGCTTTGATATTAGAGACAACGGCTTTCAAAATCTTTATAAGTTTTTGCATTTTATCGTCTCCTTTTTTATAAGTAAGTTTCTTTACTGCGGGTTTTATAAGAATCACGATTGCTTTTGCCGTAACCTTTGTTGTCTGTGTCAATAGCACTACAAACAAAAAGGATACCGCCTTTGCGATTATGGTTGTTATGCTCCATGCAATAAGTTCTTCCAACGCTTCTTCAATCAGTTCGTAAACCAAAAGCAACACGAATCCTTTGTTGAATCCTTTTAGTGCCGCTTTTAGTTTAGCGACAACGGGAGAGCGTTCGGTATGTTGCTTAATATCTTGCACGTCCGCGCCCTCCCCGAATATCAGTTGTTGAACGCTGCGAGAACGCCGTCTTCGGGCGCGTGTTGTGCTTCTTGCACATTTTCGACGACTTCGGAATTTGCAACGACTTCGGAATCTGCGTGCGGAATCACATCAACCGCAGGCGCAGTCAGTTGTTGAATAATTGCTTCAATTTCGACAATTTCGGCTTTCAACTGCGAACCGTCGCCGACTTGGGCTTTTTTCGCCAACGCGTTTTCATACGCCGCTTTCGCCGCGGCAACTTCTTCGTCGATTCTTTCAACGTCTTCAAGAAGCGTTTTTCTCTTTTCGAGTTCTCTGTTCAAAAAATCCATTTTTTGTTTCTCCTTTTTTTATAAATAAGTCTTTATTAAATAGTAGGCAGCCACGAGGACTCCTGCTATTATCACGAATTTCATAGCCTTAACAAACTTGTTGTTTGCCTTGTTAAGACTATCCCAAAGTCGAGCCGAGCCGTCAAAAAACACGATAACTTTGAACACAATGTCGGATGGTGTTTTTTCGTAGTTGTATTTTTGCAACATATCGCCGTATTCTTTCCAACGATACTCTGCAACTTCTTGCCTATGGGCCTCTTTCTGACATCGGTTAAGATGTCTTTGTTCTTTGACCGCTCTCTTTTTTTCCTGCTTTGCAACGTAAAGATTGTTTTTGATGATTTGTTTGTCAACTCTGTTCTTCGCGCGCTTTGCCCTTGCCGTGTTGTCTCTCGCCTTTATTTCTTCTTCTACGAGTTTGTCGCCGACTTTCGCAAGTTTGCGGGATTTCTTGTTTACGAATTTATCGTCCTTGAGTGCATTGTTGACTTCGCTTTGTATCTTTTGCGTAACTTCGTCATCAACCGTGTCGTCTTCTATCTTTGCGTTTGCCATAAATTGCGTCATAGGCATAGTCATAGACGAATACTGACGGCTCGATTCGGACGGTGCAATTTCCGCAGGCGTCTTTTTTTTGCCTTGTTCTACAAGATTCCTTATTTCTTCTATGGGCATAAGTTCGTCTTTTTCCATTGTCAATTCTCCGAATAAAAACAAAAAGCGCAGATACCAATGGTATCTACGCACCTTTCTTTTTTAATCCTTGCTATGCAAGGCTCTTGTTGCTTATAGCATATCGCAAAATGACGGCTATGTCAATTTTTTTGCGAAATTGAATTTACAGAATCGCAACTTGCTCGTTCAATTTCTTTTCTGCATAGCGCATCGAACTCGTCTTTTGGCATAGATGCCGTGGCGAGTTTGTGCGGATTGACAGATTCAACGATGACGCTGTAAGCGTCATTCTTCTTGCGCTTCTTCATCGGATTCACCCTCTTCGGCGGCGCGAGCGATTATGCGCTCTTGTTCGGCTTGTGCCGCTTGTTCAAGGCGGATGCGCTCTTGTTCCTGCTCGTA